GCAGATAATTGTTTGTATATTGCTTGGCCACTCACATTGTCTAAAATCGTTGTTTACTAACTTCATAACACTCCTTTATTGTTTTTATTTTACCTTTTTATTTTGTTTTTGTTGCCATAACTCTAAATTTTTTCTCGTACACGCTTTACACCAGCTTGTTTTACCACCAATGCCTTGTGGTCTTTTACTAAACTCTTGTGCAATCTTTCTTTCACCACATTTAGTGCAGCATTTACTTACCAGCTGTCCATAGCTATCAAATTCTGGTCTTGATTTGCTTGGCTTCTCACGATCTAATAATTTATCTACTTGCTTATTATTTTGTATTTCTATATGACAACTTACGCATATATGACTTTTTGCACCCCAGTTTTCATTATCTCTTGCAAATCCACGTGTTTTTCTGTTGCAACGTAAACAACGTTTCTTTACTAACTTACCGTGATAATCATATTCAGCTTCAATAATATCTAATGTTGTAAATGTTTCTTGCATTGTCTTTAGTAAGTCTTTAGGTGGTTTTGTTTTAAACCTACGTCTAACACGTTCTGGTAAGCAATATAATCCATATTCTAAGTCTTGATCCAAAGCATAAGTCAAACAATCTATGTTTACTGGACAATTACGACACATTGTGTGTGTTTCCCAATGTTGTTTGTCTGTACGATTATCAGTACCCGGAAAGAATAGGTTTGTTGGCATACTGTTACATAACGCCCTGTTTTGCCACGTCATACAACAATGGTAGTTGATTAGTTTTGTTTTTTAAGTATTTCTTGTGTTTCTTTACTTATTTCAAACTTTAAATTATCAAGCACTTGATTAGATTGTGATGTAATTTCTTGGTATGTTGTACTTAGCAACATCAATATACTTTCACGAGGTAATGAACGTTCTATAGCTAATCCAAGTTGTTTATAATTTTGATATTGAAATATCTGCATATCGTATGTGTTATCTGTATTAAGTCTTATACAGTATCTTGATTTTGTATGATCTAACCAATTTATTGTAAAATTCATACCACCAAGACTGTTATTTTTAGCGTCTGGCTCTACTGGCTCACGATCTTGTAACCAATCATTTAAACCCATAACATACATTACAAGTTCTTTAACGTCATCATAACCTGCGTTCATATCGCACATACCTTTAGTTTATTAGGTACATTATAGTAGTCGTGTATTTATCCCATTATTTTTGTCATTATCGCAATATTTTGCCAAATTGTTCTAACAAATAACCTACACGCTTAGGTATAGGTTCTTGTAAATAAAATTCTGTTGTTTCTGGTTGTTGTTTAATTTGCCAATTAAAGTTATAGCCACTGTTAGTTAAATCGGTTATATTCCACGCAATAATTCTTGTTTTATATTCTGTAACGTATATAAATAGCTTTTTATCTTTACTTGCTTGTTTGTAGTTTTTATCGTACTTGTATTTTTCTATTAGCCACGGATTGTATTCACGTTGCCTAGATTTAATTTCAATTAAGTAGTTATCGTTGTAGCAATCGTAATGTTCGTAAATGTTTGTTGTTTCACTAAGCTGTCCAAATACATCTAGCTGATTTAACTTATTAATTATCTCTAGTTGTTTCATTTTTTATATTTTGGTCAAATACAATAGTATTTTTATCTATTGCCCTCGATATACACAAACCTACAAATTCTGCACAAGCCGGGACTACTGCATTACCAAGTGCTTGTAGTTTTTGTTTTCTTTGTGGATAATCTTCTACTGCACGTGGTACTGTTTCCCACGGTTCATATTCTTTGTAATGCGATTGTACAACTATATTGTGGCTATTTCTACGCCACTCACTTGGTGCAGCATTATCTACACCTGTGTGTTTTATTGGTGTATCAAACATAGTTTTTTCACTTAAATTAACTTGATCTTGTAAGTTAAGACTATGTGAACTTTTACCGTCTTTTGATTTTCTTCTACCACTTTCTGTTAATTGAATATCTTTATGTGGTATATCTTGCGTTGTAGGTGTAGCCCAATTAATTCTATCTGCAAAATAATCCCAATAATTAGGTAGTCCTAAATTTCCTGCCAATCCGGGGCAAATCCCATAACTAACGCTACCCATTTGCTGTTCAATCTCTTGCCAATATGTTCTTGATTTAGTTCCCCTACTTGTTTTTCTAACATTGTCTTGCCGTGTGTACCGTTCTTGTGGCTCTCTGGTAATTTCCCTATTGGTCGCCACATCTGACTTGCTGCTGGTGTTCCCCACTTCTTCTTTTTTGGCGATGACGAAGATACGTTCCCTAAGGTGCGGGGCATTAACCGATCCTGCTGATATAACTTGCCACTCAACACGATACCCCCTACTGGCCAAGAAAGAAATAACTCTTGCAAATGCCCCACCTTTTCTTCCTCGGTCATCTTTTGCTGTAAGTAATCCCCGGACATTTTCTGCAACAACCCACTCTGGTCTAATTGTGCTAATGGCTCGTTCAAATTGATACCACAATATCCCTCTGTCATCTTTTTCACTTAATCCCTTTCTGCTTCCTGCCACACTAAATGTTTGACAAGGAAAGCCACCAATTAACATATCAACTTTTTCTAATTTAGAAAAATCAACATTATTAATATCATCTTCTATTTGTAGTGCATTTGGCCAATGTTTTTTCAAAACATTTACACAATGTTTATCCATTTCTACTTGCCAAACAGTTTCAGCACCATATTTTGATAAACCTTTTTCTATTCCTAGATCAAGACCACCAATACCACTAAATAAACTACCTATTTTCATTTTGCCATTTCGCAATCCATTTGTCTGTATCTTCCCAACACCATTGGCTACTATTCCACGGCTTCCAGTAATCATCTCTTGTGTGCATATTTTGTACAAGTAATGCAGCTACTTGAATATTATAACGTGGAACAAACTGTGCATAGGTATTTCCAACCGGGTAATCCCAATAAGGTATGTCGTGTTTTTCTTTTACCCAACCCCACGTTCTTGGTATTGCTTGAAATAAGCCACTATCTTGATCTTGCCAACGATATGCGTTTGCTTTATTGCGACTTTCACACCACATCACTTTTACAGCTGTTTCTATGTTTTTTTCCTCAAAATGTTCTACAAGTAATGTTGCATATTGATAACAAGTTTCTGGTACATAATTATCGCAATCAGTTAAATCTATAACTTCATCTGCAACGCTAAAACCAAAATTATTGACAAGTAAAGCGTAAATTAATATGCACTTAGTTATCATTAGCCCAATCTTCTAACGCTTTCTGATCCATAGCTTTATTTACATCTTTATTTGTTGCAGTTCTTGCACCTTTGACCAAATGCACGTTATTTACTATCCCTTGTGGTGTCAATGCACCCACGCCATAGGTTTTAACTAAGTTTTCAGCAATAACTGGTATTTCTGTTGGCTCATACCCAGCTTCGTGTAATTGTTTTGCTGCTGAATAAATCTTACCCCATTGTGTCTTTGTAGGTTTTTCATATCCACATACCTTTTGTAAGCTATTTACATAAAGTTCTTGTACTTCCCTAGAATATAGTTCATTGGATATAGTTATATTGGATA